CCACAGGCTGGCAACAGCGGCCCTGCAAGTAACAGTAGCAATATACACGTTATTACATCAAAGGAATTACCAACCATGTCAGACCAATTGATTAAAGAGGCAGTGAAGGCCGCCATCGAAGAAATGGCCGGCGAACCTGTACGCGGTGGCGTTATCGCTGGCAATGCACCAGCCACCAAGAAGCTCACCACCATGGGGAACAGTAACGACCAAATGCAGGCCCTTAAACACTGGATGCGTACTGGCGATGAAATTGCAGCCAAGGCCACGCTAATTGAAGGCACCAATGCAAACGGTGGTTTCTTGGTACCTGAAGCCTATGCACAGCAAATCATTGACAAACGCGATGAAACTTGGATTGGTGCCAAGCTGCCAATGCAACGCTACACCACCACAAGTGATGTTTTTAACATCGCTGCACAAAATGAGAAATCAGACTTTGCATTCGTGGCTGAATCAGGATCATACAATCAAGATGAACCCACCTTTTCAGGTGTGGCCATTACTTTGTACACTGCATCATTGGGTATGTTGATTTCAAATCAATTGTTGCGTGACCAGGCTATGGATCTTGATGGATTTATTGCACGCGAAGTGGGCCGCGCGTATGCACGCCATTTGAATAATTTTATGATTGTTGGCACTGGCAGCAGTCAGCCATACGGTATTGTGCCACGTGCCACTGCCAACACTGAAGCGTTGGCCAGCACCACGGGCGTTGATGCAGCCGATATTATCAACATGGTGCACAAATTGCCTGCTGCATATGCAGATGATACCAACAGTGTTGGTTGGGTAATGCGTAACACCACGCTAGGTGCTATTCGTGCACTCACTGGTAACTTCTTTTCATTCCAAGCCACGCCACAAGGCGGCATTGATAATCTGTATGGCAAACCTGTTGCTGTTTCAGATAAGATTGCAGCCATGGCCGCCAGTGCCAAATCCATTTTGTTTGGTAACTTTAGTTATTACGCATATGTGGAAAACTTGAATCTGGAAATCAGTCGCAATCCATACCTGTACCAAGCCAATTACCAGACTGCCATTTTCTGTACTGCACGTTGGGGTGGCGATGTGACGCAGGCTGATGCATTCGTGTTGGGTAGCAATCCTGCTTCATAGGAGTAAACCCACATGCGTGTAAAGCTACACAACAGCCTTGCACGAACGGTGGGTGATCGCATGGTAGTACACACTGGTGGTGATGTTATCGACGTCACCACCAGTGAAGGCACCAGGCTGATTGCTACCAATCGTGCCACGTTAGTACCAGACGAAGTGCCAGCCATCGATGTACCACAAGAGCAGGCACCACGACGGGTGAAACGTCTGCCAAAGGAATAAACCACTATGGCATATATAACTGCAGCAGATTTACGATCATACATTGGGGCCACCAGTAGCAGTGATGATACCCAATTGGGGTTTGCTGCCACGCGTGCACAGTCAATGATAGAAACATACACAAACCGTATTTTTGAATGCCCTGCAGATACCACACGGTATTACAATGCACTTGATTTTCGGTATGGTGGCAACATTGATGCATTCAATAACACACTGCAATTGGATTTTGATTTGTGCCAGCTTACCAGTATTTTAAATGGCAATGGTCAAGCGATACCAACAAACGTGGTAGTACTATTGCCAGCAAATTACACGCCAGCATACGCAATCAAGATACAAATGAACACCAGCTACATTTGGACCTATACAGGCACACCAGATGTGGCAATTCAGATTGTAGGAAGGTTTGCCTACTCGATCACGCCACCATCTGATATTGTGGCAGCGTGTTTACGTCTAGGCAGTTTCATTTATCGTGCACGCGAAGGCACACCTGATAGTGATCGCGCTATTCTCTCATCAGATGGCGTAATCCTGCAGGCACCACGCATACCCACAGACGTACAGCAAACGCTGGAACCCTACAGGAAGCGTAGCTAATGGCCAGTAATATTGCAGCAATCATCACTGCTATTGCAGCACTCAATGTACAGCTATCAGCAGTTACTGTGTTGGTGCGATCAGGCACCACACTAAAAGACAGTGAAGAAATCAGCGACTTGCCAACGCGAATTATTTCACCTGTTGGTATGACGTCACAACGCACAAGGGTGCAAACATTAGGCGGCGCGGGCCACGTAATGAACACGGAATGGACCATTACAGACACATGTTTACTACGTGCAGTAGGCATGGGTTTGGGTTTGATGGATATTGCAGACGTGTACCAGGCATACATGGCTGCATACATTGAACAGGCACGCCAGCTATCAGGTCAATCGTACACACTCACACTACTCACGCAACGTGCACAGGTAATTGAGTTTGTTACAGGATCAGGCCGAAACTATCACGGAGTAATTTGCACACTCACATTTGTTGAAATTGTGCAGTAAAGGAGTATTACAGCCATGGCACAAACTACAGGCGCAGTATCAGGGGCTGCTGCAACAGTATCGATTTATGTTTCAGCAGCATATGTTGATATTTCAGGATCATCACAAAGTATTGATGCAGTAACAGCATCAGTGGTAACAGGTGATGCATACACATTTGATGGCAATTTTGGAATCATCACTGTTGGCAAATATGAACCTGTAGAAGTGACAGTAAATATTTTGTACACTGAAACTGCAGCAGAAGCATTCCAATCAGTGCGTGCATTGTTTGAAAATCGTACTGCAACACAGCTGAAGTGGCTGCCATTGGGTGCAGCTAGTGGTGCGGATCAATACGAAACAAAGACGGTAGGTTTTATTACATCAATGAATTATCCACCTATTGATGCATCAAGTGCTGGTCCAGTAATGGTTTCATTCACAGTGCGCGCACCAGGAATCACGTACACTGCCAACACGTAAGAGCAGGCACAGTTTGCGTGGTTGGCAGTGCTAGCCACGCAATACTACTATAGGAGAACAACAATATGTACAGCATCGATGCAACGAAGTTAACTATTCGCGATGTGGCAAACCTTGTGAAGGCTGGCCAGGGGAATGATTTAGATGCACTGCTACCAATCATGAATAAATGTGTGATGGTAGATGACGGCCGCAAGGCTGAAGATTTGCCTGCTAGTCATTTGGCGCAAATCATTAGTGCTATTGTGAGTCGTGTATCAGGTGAAACAAACCCAAAATAGCAATGGCATTGCGTGCACATCTCTGGACCAAAGCACCAATGCCTATTGAATACTTGGAATTAATATTGTGTCGTGATATATACCACTGCACACCAGCAAACCTGCCAGACTGGCAAACCATCTCTGAACACTTGGCACTCATGGCCATTGAATCTGAAGTGAATGAACACAAGGCAAAGAAAAAATGAGTGATACCACTGTACTAATTCGTTTTTTAGGCGAAGATGATGTAACGCCAGTGGCTGCTGCAGTTACCAACAGTGTGGAAGGTCTGGGATCTGCCACCAAAACTGCCAGCAGTGGATTTGGTGCATTGCAATCTATTGCCACTGGTGCATTTCATGCCATTGGTGGTGCAGCAGTAAATCTGGCAGGTGCAGCATTTTCAAAAATGACTGATTTTATATCAGGCAGCATTGCAGAAGCAAGCGAATTTCAATCTATATTTGCACAGACTGAAGCAGTGGTGAAATCTACTGGCATGGCTGCTGGATTCACTGCACAGCAAATGGCAGATATGGCAAATGCCATGAGTGCCAGCAGTGGCAACAGCATTTTTGCTGATGATGCAATTCTTGGTGCACAAAACGTACTAGCCACATTCACGCAAATCCAAGGCACCAATTTTGGCGATGCAACACAGGCTATTTTAGATATTAGCCAGGCTATGGGCACTGATCTGCAATCATCTGCACTGCAAGTAGGTAAGGCACTGAACGATCCTATTGCAGGCATTGGTGCATTGTCGCGTGTGGGTGTGTCATTCACTGATGACCAAAAGGCGATGATCGAAGCAATGGTGGAAACAGGTGATGTGGCTGGTGCACAGCAGGTTATTCTTGCGGAGTTAAACAAGGAATTCGGTGGCAGTGCTGCTGCTGCTGTTGATACCTATGCAGGCCAGCAGGCATTACTGGCAGCACAGTTTGCAGATATTCAGCAGACGTTAGGCGAAGCACTGCTACCTGTACTGGTACGGTTTGGCAGTTATGCCAGTGAAGTGCTGGTGCCAATCATTGGCGATTTAGTCACACAATTTTCAAACTTCATTACCAGTGTTGATTGGCCAGGCATAATATCTGCCATTGATGAATTGTATTTATCATCAGATGCGTTTGTATCTGGCATTGATTGGAATGGCACACTTGCATCGATACAGGCAGGGTTTAATTCATTCCTCGTGGCTATTGCGCCAATTACCAGTGCCATTGCGAATCTGTATGCAGTGGCACTGCCAGCACTCACTGCACTATACAATGCAATCGTAATGCAGTTAGCATCACCACAGACGCAAGGCTATATACAAAACATTGTCACCATATTTGGTTTGTTGGGAGATATTCTTACTGGTGTATTGGCACTGGCAATCAATGGCATGGTGATACAAATTCAAGGCATGATACAAGCGTTTCAATTTCTATGGCCGTACATTCAGATTGTAATTAGTGGCATGATGGCACTGGCAGCACCATTCCAAACACTGCTGATTGGTGTGTTAACGTCAATTAGCCAATTTCTGAAGGGTGATTTTGCTGGCGCGTGGCAAACCGTGCAAAATGCGTTTGGCACATTTGTTAGCACTACCACACAGGCAATGGGTGCATTTGTGGCAGATATGCTAATCAAACTTAATAGCATGGTGGCGAGCCTGGCAGCTGCTGCTATGCAAGTGGGGCAAAACATTGCAGATGGTATTGCCAAAGGCATCAGCAATGGCGTGGCTGCAATTACCAATGCAGCCAAACGCGCCGCACAGTCTGCACTTGATGCAGCTATGGCAATCCTTGGCATTGCATCACCATCAAAGGTGTTTGCAAACTTCGTAGGCAAGCCTATTTCACAAGGCATGGCTGCAGGTATCATGGCAGGACTGCCAGACGTGACAAACGCAATGAATGCCACACTAGCAAGTGGTGTTAATTCAGCACAGGCAACAGTGCAGAATTATTACCAGCTATCAGCCACGTATAATACACAACAGAGTGAATCAAGCATCATGGCAGATTTTAATGCCATGCAGGTATTAGCAGGTGGTATATAGTGGCATATGCACTTACCTACACCATACAAGGCACCACATACACACTAAATGGCTATGATGCAGTGTCAGGCCTAACGTTTGGGTATTTGGGTGATCTTGGATTTGGCATGGCACCACTACATCGAATCACGCAACGTGGACCACTGCAGCAGGGTGATTCGGATGTAGATTTTCGCCTTGATCCAAGAGTATTACAATTGCCATTCATCATCACTGCCACCAGTATTACAGAACACTACGCAATTAGAGATAAGTTACTATCGATATTTTCACCATCAAACGTGGTTGGCATACTCACCATCACACGGTCTGATGGCACACAGCGTGCCATTGCCACAAAGATATTAGGTGGTTTGTCACTCGATGTTGACAGCAAATCAGGCTATAGCGTAAAAACCATTGTGCAGATGCGTGCAGATGATCCTACCTGGTACAACCCTGTACAGAACATCATTGCTGGCACGCCTGCCATTCTAGGAACCCCAACACCTATACCGCGTTTATATCCTGTTACCTATGGTGCAGGTGGTACTATCAGTGTAAATACGGCCGTGGCATATACTGGTACATGGAATTCATACCCAAACATTGTGGCAGTAGGTCCATTGAATAGTTTAGTGATTCAGAACACCAGCACAGGCGATACAATAACACTGACTGCCAACATTGCTGCGCTTACCACATACACGTTTGATTTACGCTATGGGTTTAAAACTGTAGTGGATCAGTTAGGTGCCAATCAGCTGGCAAACATTAGTGCCACATCGAATCTGGCCACGTTTAATCTGGCACCAATGCCACAAGTAATTGGTGGTGTAAATACGATTTCAATTACTGCCACGGGTGGCACGTCTGCAAGTGCAGTAACGCTTACGTACAATGACAGATTTATAGGAGTATAACCACCATGGCTGAACAATCAATTGGGTATGCAACCACAGGTACAGGCGATGGCCCTGCATTGGGTTATGATTCTGCACGTATGACAGTGATCGAAGCAAAAACACTTGGCATTGGCGTACTACTGCAAGGTGCCTATTTGGCACAATCAGGCACAGGCACTGCAACACTTGCTATTGCAGATGGCAGTGCAGTGGTGGCTACAGGTACCAGCACTGTTACTGGTGGCTATTTGTATGAAAATACCAGCAGTGCCAGCATTGCTGTTGGGGCCGTGGCGAATGGTACGTATAATTTGGTTATCCTGGCAAATGAATCTGCACTATCTGTAACAGTAACGCGATCAGTGGCAGGCACTACCATTGCCACCAAAACCACACGGCTGGCACTAGCCACGAGCGCACAGCTAACCACTGCTGCACAGCCATATATTCAATTAGGCACGGTAACAGTGGCATCAGGCCTTGTATCAGTAATCACACCTTACAATGCATTTGCGAACGGTCGCCAGCAACGCACACAACAATTCTGCCAAGGCAATGGCGGCACGATTTCAATGACAAGTGCATCAACGTACTACACCATAGGAACTTATGCGAGTGGCGTAAATAGTGCTGATGGCAGCATGACATTTACCACTGCAAGTGGTGCAATCACTATTTACCAATCTGGTGTGTATCAGTTTGATTTTCAAATTACATACGATAGCAATGCCACAGGTAATCGCACTGCACTATTTTTGAATCTTGGTGCATCATTCCCTGTATTGTCTGCAGCACTATATGCATCAAGTAGCATTTATCGCGCGTCTGCTACCTATGCGATTACGGTAACACCAGGCACGCCAAATACGTACAACCTGCAGGCATGGTCAAGTGTGGCGAGTCGAAGTGTGACTGATTCGTATGTTATCTGTACACGGTTATAATTCATGGCACCACTTTATACAATGACTATTTATAATGCCAGTGGCGTGATTCAAACCATTGCCACGGATTATATGCAATTGGGAATTAGTAGGCAGGTAAACGCCATTGATGGTTTGACGTTTACCATGGCTAGCACGTCACCTAACGCGCAATATTTGCAGTATGGGTATATCGTATCAGTGACACGACAAGACGCAGCACAAGGCATTACTGCAAGTGTTGAATTTGCTGGCATGATTCGACGCATCGCGCGAGTGGTCAGCACACAAACCATCTACCAAATCACGGCTGTTTCAATGATGGCACTGCTAGCTGATCGCATTGTTGCATACCGTGCCAACGTGGCTAATAGAAGTACATTTGCTGCAGTGGCTGCTGAAACAATCTTAAAAACATTGTTTGATTACAATTGCACGGCCTTGGCAGTAACTGGCACTAAATCACAACGCATCATCAATGGCAGCACTACAGGTATGACCACTGCTGCCACTGCTGGTGGTGGTAGCGTAGTAAGCATTGCCTGCAGTATGCAGAACCTACTTGATACCATGCAGAAGGTGGCCATAGGCAATGGTGGTGATTTCGATATGGTATGGACTGCACCAGCCACATACACATTTACGTGGTATTTAGGTCAGCGTGGCACCAATCGGAGTAGTAGTGTAATCCTATCAGTGGCCACTGGCACTATTGCAGAATTGCAAGTGATTACTGATAAAGTGCAAGATTTTACCAATGTCATTTTAGGTGGCAGTGGCGAATCACTGGCCCGCAATATGTACAGCAGGCCTGCAGTATTAAACACGGGTTTGTCTAATCGAGAACAGTTTATTGATTCGCGCAATCAGGGTGCAGGCACTACCACTGCAAATTACAATAGCATGGGTACTAGTGCACTAGCACTGCAGGCCAAAAAAGAAACCGTATATATTGCCAAGCTTACGCAGAACGCGGCATTAAAATACGGCCGTGATTACTTCTTTGGTGATTTGGTCAGCATCAATGACAATGGCACGCTAGTAACGCAAAAGGTGCAAGGTGTGGAACTAAAGTTTGATAACAATGGGAGTGAATCAGTAAATGTTAAACTTGCTAACCAATAACCTATTTGATGTGATGAATGAAGTGCAGGATTTGCAGCGCGTAGAAACGCCAGGTGCATGTTTGACACTTACACGATCAGCCACGCTAGCAATTACCACTGCTGGCACTACCATCACATGGCAGGTAGAAACCCGCAACAATGGTTTTACGTGGTCAGGCAGTGAAATAACCATACCAACCAATGGCTATTACACGATTAATCTACAATACAATGCAGCAGCAATTACCACCACTCATGCAATCTTGCGCGTTAATGGCATTAATGTGGCATTTTTTAGCAATTCATCAGTGAACAGTACATTGCATGCATTTACCGTGATGCGCTATTTCACTGCTGATGATTTAATTGAAGCACGCGTGGTACCTGCAGCGAATTCTACCATTCAAGTAATTGCACAAAACGTGGCCAGTGAATCACCTATACTGCACGTCGTACAAATGACAGGGAGTCTTACATGATTATTTACCGCTTGCTACTGGCAGTGCCACAAATTGCATACTTGTATGTCGATGAGTTTGGCACCTATTACGACACGCCACCAGCTGATAGTTATATTGTGGATTCGCCAGATAAAGAGCAGGCACTAGAAAACGTGCGTGCATATCGCAATGAGTTACTACTAGGATCAGACTATACCCAATTGCCAGATGCACCATTTACGCCAGCACAGGTAGTACAGTGGCGTGAATATCGCCAGGCATTGCGTGATTACCCTGAACAGATTAATGTGGAATTGTGGACTGCACCACCATGGCCTGTTGCACCACAGTAAATCTATGCTATAATCGGTTTGTTGATACACATACTTCACGCCACACAAACGCCACGGACCGCCACGCAAACCGCATGCGTGGCGTTTGTGTGTTACAATCCATTTGCTAGTCTAGGCAGTCACTAAATAACGATTTTGATCGCACAGCTGGCACGCGCGTATAATACCCAATCATCTGCAGGTGGTTGGGTATTATTGCGCCAAAATTGCCTATTGCAATGTATATCAAAATGATGTACAATCATGGCAGGCAATTCGCACTAGCACAGAAAAGGTGAACAACATGGCAGGTACACGCAAGTGGTGGTCAGTCAAGAAGATTGGCGGCGAATTGAAAACAGTGCAAGCTGTTGATATTCGCAGTGCAGCACTCAAATCGTTTGGTTTGAATCCTGCACGCCAGCAGTATGGCATTTGGTTTGATTCCGAAACGCGCATTGCACAGGTGACCAAACACACGAAACATGGCACAGTAATTGTTGGGGCCGTCGCTATTTACAATGAAGGAGTGTAGTAATGACAAATCAATACAAGGTCAAGATTTACAGCAATCAAGAGATTCGCGAAATCATCAAAACCGAAGTGCAAGAGCTGGTAACACGTGGTGCAGGCTATGATGAAATCAAGGCCGTGGCACATGATTTGTGGGTGTGTGTGTTGTCTGGCCAAATCAAGGCGCGCGTCGCTGATCTGCCACGCGCATTGGAAGGTGGCGATTACCATACAAACAATTGGGGCCGTTTGGCCACCATCGAGGAATCTACATTGCAGGTTGGTGCAATAGTACAGATTCAAAATGAATCCTATGAAGTGATTGCAAACAAATCCACCACTGGCAATGCACACGTGCCAAGCCACACATGGTTTGTGGCACTGAAGGTGAATGCATAATGCCAAAATACATGATTTGCATCGATAGCAAGATTTACGAGATTTACGCACAAGGCCGTGCCAAGGCCGTAAAGGCTGCCATTGATCAGCACTATGGCGAATGGTTGGAAGCAAAGGTATTGTTTGTACGGTACATGACTAATGGTGTTGTGTACCAGGCCACCACGAAGCATGGCAACATTGAAGCAATTGTGAAGCAAGAAATGAAAGGAATATAGCAATGAATGCACAGCAAGAATACGAATTCGCACTACTCTCATTCTGGTACCAACGTGCAGAACGTCGTGGCGATGTAATAGGCATGGC